CTGCGGGGTAGCTTTTACGGATGCATCCATAACCGAAAACACCCAAGTTAACATGAGGCGTTGTTGTGCCACTTCTTATTCTAGGAGGTGTGGCTAATGCTGCTCTTGTAGTTGCGTGTTGGGGAGCTCTCGCAACCTCCTTCACGACCTCGAAATCATGATCTTGGTCGGCGAGCAAAAGTAACTTCAGTTGATCCTTTAATAATTGAATCTCTTGCTCTTGTTGCTCATATTTCTCTTCTAGAGTTTTGAGCGTAGGTGGACCAGTTTGCAATGCGTTTCCTTTCTTTATTATCATCAGTCTACAGGCGCTAATTGTAGTAGAACTACAAGTAAAGCCTATTTGACAGACAACTGCATTTGTGACTTGGAAATCAGCAACTGAAATGGCGCCACCAGTTGTAAAAACACCAGTGCTCTCTAGTGAACCAGCAGTAAGTTTAGTACAACCCGCATTTGCTAATAGTTGGGGTGTGTTTGAAATGCCAGTACCAGTACATATTGCTAAAACAGTGTACACATCACCCAGTATTGTATTACATGTAGGTTGATTAAATATGGCAGTAGCCGTCTGATTATTGAAAATAGTGCTACCTAAATCAATAGTTTGATTGCCAATAGAACTAACTCCTATACCTGGGCTAAAATCTGAATCAGGATCAATTGAATAGCCGGTTGAAGTTGAGCTCAGGGGTGTTGACGAACTGCTGTTGACTCCTCCGAGAGCAACCCAATAATTAGTACCTACTACGGGATTTTGTGTAGGATTATAGAACTCTACTTCATAATCAAGCTCAATATTACCTATAGTTCCAGCTGTAAAAGTGGTCTGAGCACCGATCATGAATAAGTAGGTTCCTTCTGTTGTTAAACGATAATCAGAGTTGTTTTGAGATGTCCAATATTCCTTAACTGGATTGTCCTTAGGGTTCAATGCAGTTCTTGAAAATTCATAAATTGGCCTAGACTTCTCATTGTAATTCGCTACCATAAAGGACACACCTTGTTCTCCAGTCGGTACAGTATCAGTAGGATCTTTAATAACAACATGTAAATACATGCCAGGTGTGTTGGTAGGCAAATTTGGTGAAAAAGTGAATGCTGCACGTTTGAATTTATAGTTCTGGAACATTGCTGCATAACCGTTCAGATTATTCAAAGCCATAGTCTGAGGTGACAACAAATGACTAAAAACAATCTGACCTGCTTGATAAGTAGCTGCGTTTACATTGACAGCTCCTACAAAGCACTTCCCTTTTGCATGTAACACAGTACCGTTTTTGCCTGATCTAACATGACTCTTATTAGGTTTGAGTCTAGGACCTGAATATGCTACAGGTGGTCCCTTTCTATTAAATCTGGGAACAGGTCTGCGAACAACGTTTCTGTTCTGTTGCGGACGCAGGAATCGTATGTTGCGTTTAACGTATCCTCCACGTGGCTTATTAAAAGCTCTCCTTCCGCGAACATTGATGACAGATACTTTAGTTCCTGGACTGTTAAGTTGTCGCGCCATAGTTTTGGCTTGCTTAGCAACCAACTTTTGAACTTTCTTCTGTGGCATTCCTCTTGATAATAACTGATTACCGTATTTGACCAAATATGCTGCAAGTTGGCCCTTGAGTCCTTCTTTTGAGGCTCGTTCGTAGAATCTATCGTCTGCGTCGATAAGATCCTGTTCTGTTGTTGCGTTGGCGTAGTCACAGTCGTGATCTTTGCAATGTTGGTCAAGTAAGTCAACTGGTTCGGAGTCGCCACAAACGCTAGGTTGTTCTTTACCGTCTGACCAATTAGGGCCACAATATTTCCCGTGGTAACGCGTTTTGTGTAGATTTACTACACGTTACAAAATTATTCAGGCTTTATCATTTATTCCAGGACACCTGAACAAAATTGCCTCATATGAGAGTGTAACTCTGTCGTCACACTTGGAGAAAAAGGAAACTCCTGTGCTTCAGGAGTGCAGGTATAGAATTGATCAACAAATTCATCCGACCAGAAGAACTTGCCAGATTCAATGCCTTCATTTAAGATCTGCTTTTCAAACCTTTTATGATATTGTTCAAGTAAAGTTTGACATAAGTCATTTGCCTCGGAATACCTTAAAAGTATGCGTGCGGCAAGTAATCTTTGTAAGTTGACTTCATGCTTGATCCCTGCACTCTTCATCATTAATGAGGACAATATTTTCGCGGGTTCAATTCGTGGTACCCAATATTTGACGCCATTGATTGTTTGTTTAAGTGGGTAAGTGGAAAGATAATTTACTTCTTCAATTGTATCGCAGATTCTAAAGTCCACTTTGAAACCCATCTTCTTGAATATCGCTACTATGGCCATAAATACATTAAGTGGCCCAATAAAGTAAGAATCGTCTCCTGTAACATCATGAATGAAAATCAAAACCACTTCATCATGTGTATTATATCCTTCTTCAACTGCTCCTGTGTACCCAATCAACTTGTGGATGCTACTATTACGGGGCCCTGTTCTCCCGTCTCCAGAGCTTTGACCATTACATTTCCTAATCAACTCACCATTAGGCAATTTGATGAAAGAAAAGAAAGTCTGGTAAGTCACCCAATGACGTAACCAATATGTATCCACAATAATGTCTCTTTCGTCATCGGCAAGGAATTGCTCAGGAATAAACTTAGCAATACTAACATACCTTCGAGTGTACATGCTATTAACAACATCGCACTCTATTTTGGCAAGGAAATATCGCATTAATTTGTCGTACATACCTATATCCCAA